CATATTTATAGGGGCTATGTGCCCCTATAAATATGTTAGAAAATTATTATTGTATAAATGCGGAAACCGGCCTAACTCCGTACTGGTTTGTATTTTTATTGTAGTAGCCTACTATGCCGTTCCCTGGAAACAAAGCCCACCCGTGTCTCCCGGTATACTCGGTACTGCTCCAATAGCCTGATTTAGCTAAAGATGTCGCCCCATTAATAAGAGATAACGCATAATTGATCTTATTCATATTAGCATAAATCATCATCAGTTCACCCAATGATGGTAGCCACCATTTCCCAGCCGTAAGTCCCTGACCATTAGCATTTGGACGGCTGTATTTTGAGCAGAACCCCGGTGCATAGTTTTCTCCGCTACATTCAGGATGTATAATCTGTACTGCTGTATTTGCTTTTCCCGTCCAATCGTCTAACGCTGTCAGCCGGTCGGTCGTGGTCTTACCGCCTGCACTCACTTCCGCGCTACTCCAGTATAGCGATTCTTCTGTAGGTGCTACGACTAAGATGTTGCCACCCTCAACGACTACCACACCATCGGCAATTTCGCCGCTATTCTGATAACTTGCCCAATTATCAGGTTTCATCATTAGCGGGTAATTGTCTAATTTGCGGTGGAACATGATAAATATGCCATCAGTTGCTATCCCATCTGTATCAAAACCATGCGGAATACCTACTATCTCTTCTACTACGCTTGGATTCTGAAGAAGTGCGTCACTTAATTGCATCGTCTCTATTGCCATACCTTGCTACTTTTAACGGGCGTTTTTTCTATCAAGAAAATCAGCCCAATTTAACATTTTAGAATTATCTCTTTTTTGTTTAATTTGTTTCCCAAAATCACAGCATTGGGAGATGCTGATAAAGACGACCTTCGCCGTATGATCAATAACTCTCCAAAGTAACCCCATCGGAAGCGGCTTTGAAATCTGATTTATTTCTGATGATAAAGGCTACTCCCATATCGGGAGATACACTATGCAACACAGGAGAGAATATAAGCTCAGCGATATCACCTGGTTTACTAAGCTTTATAATACCATACAATTTTCCTTTAAATAAGAATGGACGACCTGTGATATAGGAAATAAGGCAAACTCCACTTCCACCATTAATAAGAGTGAACTCTAAGCCATACGACCTCGATCCAGAGCTTGTATATAGAACTATTTGATTCTGTACCTGAGCATTCTTTATGACATATATGTTACTCCTCGGAGTAATTGTAAAAGGACCGTTAGATTCATAAATAACCATTCCCCTCCTTATACTACCAATCAAATCGGAATTTCCTCTTTTGAAATCCAGCATAAGATTAGGATAAAAAGCATCTGTACCAAATTTCCGGTAATCATTGGTAGGATTGCCTAATCCATCAACCCCTTGCTGCGATATCATACATCCATCCTGAAAGACAGCCGAGCCTATCAAAGCAAAATCAAAGAGAGCTATTCCGGCCGCGATTAATTTATCATAAGGATAAGGTGTCCATAATCCACTTTCCGGATGGGCTTCAATCCACCCTTTCGGGCTGATCTCCGTATTTCCGGGGACGCGGCTGGTCCACATGTACAACACATTACCTTCCTTTAGATATTCTCCATTCTTGTAAACAAGATCAGCAGACCAAGGCTCCGGGCGTGGAAAAGGCGTAGGATTGGCGGCAACAATGTTCACCTGCTTACTATCAATCTCTTTCGTCCGTGCAGCATCCTCATAAGCATAGATACTGATACGGTTAGCAGTAGCATACTGATCTGAAGGAATAGTGTAGTCATAAGAACTGACCTTTGAAACAGGTTTGTCCTCAAACAACTTCGTGACACTACTCCCTACAACACTTTCAACCTTGAACGTGAGATAGGCAGACATAGCCACCTTATTACTCCCTTCACCGGCCCAAAACCGGACCTGTAACGGTGCAGCCTGTACGTTATTAGCATCCAAAGATACTGTCTCTGGATTGACACCAATCCAAAGGCGTTCTGTTTCAGCAACCAAATAGAATGTTCCTGTCAGTATCATATCATACAATTTATGCAGTACCGCTAATAGAGCCTGACAAGCCCATTTTAGCACGTACCATGTCTTCAAAAGTAATCTTCGCATTGGCTCCCGTAAATGTGGCGGCACTCTTACCAGTAAGGATGAATGCGGCACCGGCGTTATCTTTCAGAGAGAATGTCCAGGTTGTAATGAGCGAAGGAACTTCCTCACCCGTGCTACGTTTTACCGCTACCGGTGTGACTGTTGCAGTCTCGCCTTTTTTAACCACATTTCCACTGATACCTGTTAGCTTGAGCAATGCGTAATAGGGATCAGAAAAGTCAGTAATCTCATCATAGCCGGAGGCAACCAATGAACCGTCTTTCTTCACATCACAGCGCAATTTAAGTACGTTATCCACATCATTGGTAGAAACCACTTGAGTGCGAGATGTACCCCAGTTCGTGTCACCTGCTCCAAGCATTTTCACCCACTGGAAAGTAAAGCCGGTGTAGTCAGTGACTTCAACGCCATCCTTAAAGATACGGACTGTATCAGTTAACGACTCCCCGGCCGTAAGAAGCTGAGACCCCTTGTTATTCGAAATCAAGACATCGTATTGGTTGCCGGTGGATTCCTGAATGACAACCTCCTTGGACAACGCATTGAAACCGATAGAGGAACCGGAGATTTCAACAGTACCTGAAACAGTGATCCGGTCATTGTCATACCCGGAGATGGGTACAAGATTCTTCATTACACGCAGGGCCGGTACCTTATAAGTAGCTCCGCCAATGGTAGTACTGTAAGCGTCTATTTTCTTGAAATAACCGACCATACCGGAGTTCGTAGACAAACCGTTATTGTCAAATGTCAATAACAAGTCATTGTAACGATACTCAATCGTATTGGGTACAAGAATGCCACCGTCAGAAATATCACGCAGAATAACAACGACAGTCGGACGGCCGTTTTCGGGTAGTGCAGTAAAGTCCGGTATAAAAACAACCGTTCCTTTATTATACCTCTGTACAAGCGGAGTGCCTTCTACACGAAGTGTTCCGTTTATTGTTGTACCATCCATTAAAGCAATAAGGGTAAAACTTCCTTCAAGATTCATACGTCACCCCCTTCCTGTTCAACTGGGGTTTCGGCCGATTCTTCAGTAGTGATATCTTCTTTCGGAGATTCACTATCATTACCATTTTCACCGATTCCGGATTCGCCAGTATTGTTGTCCTCATCTTCTTGGGGAGGATCATAAAGGCCGCTTTCCTTTTGCTCTTTTATCAGCACTTTCAACTTGTCATCCGAAAGGATGTTCGGCGCAAAATTGGAAAGCACCTTCAGAGCACTGAGCGGCAGGATTACACGACCATCCGGAATACGTTCCGCATACTTGTAATCATATCCTTGCTCTTGTAATTCATCTGGCTTTACTAACAAATAATTCATAAGTTACTCATATTTAGATGTTATAATCAATTTGCCGTCACTTGTAGTTAAGACTTTATCATCGCTTGTAGTCACTAATGCTGTTACTACATACATTTTCACAGCAGCATATACCGATATGGGATACAAAGGATCGAATGAATATGTAGAAGGAACAAACTCCACCGTTCTTCCACGGCCCACATTCTTTGCTGTACTGCCCGCTTTCGCAGACTTTGCGTACCAGTCAATCACAAATAGACTATCCTTGCTACTGTCAATCAATTGCTTATTATACGATAATATACACTCGTAACCTACAGTGGTATTCATGCGAGAGTTGATCTTGATCCCTTTCGTCTGCCGAATATCGGCACGCAATGTCCCCGGCATCTCCACTTTGATGGAAGTCGTCGCCTGCATCTCGTCCGAAGTCGGAGAAGATGGACGCATACCAGTATAATAAGCTCCACGAACACGGACTGAAATATTCCTGAAGAACCGGGCATCCAGTGTAAGAGTTTTCCCCCAGGTACCATTGGCGTTTTTACCAGAAACGAATACATCTAACTCATCTTCTGAAAAGTCTCTCCACGTCGTACCGTCAAGAACCTGCCACCAATAAGCTGCGTTGGCATCAGATACTATATCTTCACCAGAATACACCTGAGCTGTGATCGAATAAAGCCATTCTCCTTTACTATTCGGTATTACTTCGAGCGGGTTTATAGTCCATCCTTTTGGCCGGTTGATCTTCAGCGAATAATTGTTTGAGTCAAAAATACTCGTCCGGAGTACAGTGCTACGCTCAAACTTTTCCTGGGTATTCTTTCGCTTATCGGTAATCGAGAATATGCAGTGTAGCTCTATTGGACTGTTGTAGTCCACATTCTTTTTCACCGTCAAAGAATAAGTAGGTTTGCCTGTTGCAGACACGACATAATCATCGTTATTTACGATACGATTGCTACCGTCTGCCTTTGGAGCACCTTCATACCATTCGGCACCGGTAATCGCTTGGCTACCGTTTATCAGTCCCTCAGGGTCCTGAACCGAAATGTAAGGCATGAGTACGCAAGGGATAAGCGAGCGATCCGGTTCATAGTCGTTCGTATCCTTGTTATAGTTCTGTACAGGATTACCGGATAGAACCTGTATCTCTGCCAGGAAAGAATAAGGATCAATATGTACCTGTACGTCTTTGGGTTGGGTTTGTATAGCCATCTTTTTTATATTCTAAATCCAACATAATTTTCTACTATTTCCATATCTTCACCCACCGGGATGAACACCCGGCAGATAAACTTGACTCTCTGATAATCATAACCAAAACCTAATCCTACTCCATGCTCATCAGTGTTGTCAATGTGTATCACATTCTTTTGACCGTTCACATAGACAGGTTTCCAACTATTATCAGCCGGGACGTTACCGGTATCCCGAAGCCACTCTACCGACACACCTGTAGTTGCTAACAGCACATTAGTTATGTCACGATTGGCGTATTTAATCCATGCAGTTATATCCATATTTACTTGACCGCGTTTTGCAGTACCTGGAGCAATAAAATCTAAGTAGTAGTTCTTATCCCCTTCGAGCAATACCCAACCGGCGGAGTTCCATTTAGGTTCATCAATCGTTTTATCGATCAGACATCCCCATTTACAGCCATAATGGTAAACAGTATGCTGTTCCAAGGTTGTAATCACCTTTTGATTCTCTAAAAGAGTTTCATAGTCTACAAATCGGTAAGGCTCATCACCTTGAGCTGTAGCCAAAGACCACTCTCCGCGATCCACTTTTTTAGGGATAATCGTTCCATTCCAGTCAGCTTCATAGATTTTCTCAAAAACACCTATCTTCGACATTACACCGACGTCAGTAGAGCCGATAGGAAGCTTCTCTATCATCTTTACGTTGGGAAAGCGCCCAAGAGTCAACGCATAGTTGTAATCTTCGAGAATCGGTCTGAATACATTCTGCAAAAACATGATCCTGCCTTCACGGGAAGATATCAGCCAGCTTTGAGCACGCTCGTTCGGAGCTTCACCAGCATCCGGAACTTTCGCATTACCTTTACGAGTCACATTATACCCTTCAACCGGTGGGTAGTTCTTGCCGCCCGGTACTTCGCTGTCGGGATAAAGAACTACAGTCAAAGTATTATCATTACGGTTTTTCGATACTGGTCTGAACCAAGAAGTATAGTAGTCGGTACCTCCGATCAACAGCGAATTAACGATAGAACATAATACGTCGTTTTCCTCTAATGTGGTCCAATCTGTATCTGTGCGTTTCTCCATCGTAAGCCGATAAGTGCCATCGTCCAACAATTCAACCTTTTCAATGGCGCCACAATCAGAGAAAGAGAAATCCCCGGCCATAGCATGAATTTCGTTTATGATAAGGCGTAAAACTGTCAATGAGTCCCGAATCTCCAAGCTGTTAAATTGCGCACGTCCATCAGGATATATGCCACCTCCTTTACCGGCAATTAGTGAGTCAATAAACTCACCAAATTGTAGCAGATAATCGGTACGATCAACTCGATCTTTGTGTATGTACTTATCACCTTCGATATCACCTGCTATATCAGCATAACCGGCTTTGATCTTCTTATTGTTGACTAACAGATATTCTGCGACGTAGCTAAGAAGGTTCAAGAGGTCGATATTCCGGTGCTGGTGGCCAATACCACCTCCGGATCCGGCAAACTCTGCAAGCTGTTGACCAACGAAAGTGGCAAAAGCTTCAGCGGTCGTGATACCCCATTCTTCGGAGTATGGGTTTTGAATTGGAAAGAGTGCCCCCTCGGAAAGTGGAAGGCGAGGAAATTCAGCAAGCCGAGGGGGCACTGTAAAAGAACCGACTTCAGGAACAGTGATGCTGAGAACATCTGCTGGAATATCGGTTCTGGGGAGGTTTAATAAGGGACGGGCATCAGCATATTTGAATGTAAATGTGTAATTGGAAGGAAGAGCACGGTCAGTGTAGCTGACATTGCTTTCTGTTACGACAATCTGACGCAGGTAGTTACCGGCATAAAGATACTTAGCCTGGGAGGGGAAAAAGTCAAGTAACCACTTGCGCTCATCCTGATTCAAATGGCCGGTGTTTTTTTGAAACTTTCGTTCGGTATCGACACGGTACTCTTGAGAAATTTCGTCAATTTCTGCCAGGTTATGTGTATGCTCACCGCTGAATGTTGTAGTACCGTAGGCACGGAAGGTGTCGAGACCTCCGAGGGAATTTTCGAAGAGGATCCACTGCTCTTGCTCGGTACGCATGTCTTCAGCATAATAACGCTGTATGTATGTGAGACGCTGACCGATTAGGTTTTCAACCCATATATCATAATAGGCTGGCAATTTATGGTCAAGCCAACCGGCAACTACAGAATACTGCAGAGGTATAGTGTATGCGATGCCGGTAACCATTTCAGCAACTGTGTAGTCGGTTTGTGATATCACGGATCCGGAAGTATCGGTGAAGTATGCGCGAAGCTTTGCCACACAAGGTATTGTGGCATAGTAAGTCAGGAACTCCGGAGAATAATAGGTGACTGGCTTTATTGATGGCTGCCATGTGAGGAAATTCTGTGTAAGGAAATTGGCGGCAGAATCGGCCAGGCGGTCAATACCGGAGCGGATGACACGGAAGGTTAATGTAGTGTCATTAATCACAGCTGTAAAATCTGAGGCAAGTGAGGATTGCTCATATACTTGTACGGACTCGAGCAATTGATATGATAGCCTGGCATGGATGATATCACGTAAGTTAATTGTAATATCACCATCAGAAGATGGAACGTAACGCTGAGACAGGATTTCAACATCTCCATGTCTTAGGATAAAAGAGATTTTATCAGAAGAAGAGATGCGAAACTCTTTCAGGTTCTTAGATAGCGATAAAGCATCTGGTTGCTGGAGTATTGTCATATTGATTTCTTTTTATGCCAAAATTAGAGTGGAAGTAGGAGTGTTGAAAGGACAAAATCAAGTGGTTACAGCCTCGCAAACGAGCCAATAGTTGACGCGGACATATTTAATACCTCCGTTCAGTCCTCCGTATGACAAACAGGTAGTTCGCTCATAAAATCTCTTCTCAGGCGAGACTAGTTCTTCACTAGGTTTTATTTGGGGATAGATAGTGTCAAACGTTAATTCTTTGTAGGGCGATGAAGCATACTCTTGTTCGGAAATAGCAGAGTGACTTGCCTTGATTTTCCACTTATATTTTTGAGTGGGAATAATCTCATCAAATTTCTTAGCCGATGATACAGGCTCATACAGGTTCACCGTCAACAACTCTGATTCCAGCGGTTCGTTTTCGCCTCCTATCTGATAGATGATTCTATCTATCAGCATCTTTTGATTTTCAAGCAATACTGGAAGATGGGCCGGAAGGGACAACTTTAAATTCTCCGGAAGAAGCAATTCGACCTTAACCGCATGCAGTGAATTGCGCAATAGGTCATCGTATGAGCGGTAGAATCGCTCGTACAGCCCGTCCGGACCATTGTAGCACAATGAATAATCATACAGACGGCAATCCTCGCTGTAATCAGTCGTTATCCTGTAGTTGGTGACTGTACCCATTGGATATCCTTTGTATCGATAGGCAAAGGCAAGCATTGGCTTCAAACCTGTATTACCAACATTGGTTTCAGTGTCTGTCTTGCTGTCCGAAGTCTCACCGGATTTGACTATTTTCGAATTGAGAAACACGGGAGTACCGACTAACAAGAAGCCTACGGTTACTAATGTACCGGACAAGTAGAGGTTTATGCTTCCCCTGAATTCTGGTTGCATGTCTGGTATGTTGACTTCTTTGACCTTTAAGCCGATTCCTTCCAGGTAGGGCATTGAAGAAGGGGACACAATGTCTTTAAGGCTATAAAATTGAGGACCGAACAAAGGATTGTAGCCGGCATATTGGAAACCGGTTCTTGTAAATGTGCCAGTTGTCGGATTATAGTCTATCGAGGGATATTTAGCTGCCAAATCAAGAAGTGAACTTTCAGAAGTTACGCTACCATCGTCCGACAAGACATGTTCTGAAGCAAGGGCTATTTGCTGGTAGAACTCCGGAAAAGAGACTTCCGGATATGAAGTTAGGTAGGGAGACAAATCGGTGGTGGGTTCCTCGTTCAGGCAGTCTTTGAACAATTTGACTTGCACGGTTCGCCGAACCTCATCCGGCACAAACTCACACATAAATTTCTTCCGGAATACCTCAAGTATCACGTCGCAACTGCAATCTGGCAATAAGTCGGTAATCTTTATGCTTCCATTAACCAACGTATCGGCACAAGTGTTGATGAAGACCATATCCGGAAAAGGACTTGTTCTGGTGAAAAAATTATCAAGCAAAATATATCCGAAATATTCGAAGATGCGTTTAAGAAGGTAGTTGGCACGTATGAAAGGGGTGATGTAAAAGCCGGGACTAACCGAAATAACCGTATCGTCAACCGTTTCCGAGCGACTGACCGCATGATAGAAATCAGAGTTTTTGCCTGCGAACAAACCATTATGGAAGTCACCGTTGTCCCCTATATATCCGTATTGGTTGAGTATCTTATAAGAACTGCCTCCGTTGTCTATGAGTACCGGAAAAATGGCATAATCTGAGTGTGTGCCGTTAACAAGTGAACGGCAGAACTCAATTCCTTCGGTAACAGTGGTGATGCCAGGGATTACCTCGTCGCCAAAGATGTCTTTCAAGCTGATGTCGGATATCTTGGCAAGAAAAGCCCCTTCGTTCATGTAGAAAGAGGTGGAAATCTTATCACGCCGTTTAGCACTAAGTATGGCTTGCCGACAGGGCATGGAGTACTCACCACTCTGAATGCTGCACTCAATGGTTTCGGGCTTCCTACGGTTAGAAAGCATGTCCGGATAATTGGTAAGCTGACGGTTCAAGTCCGTATCCGGAAGATCAGTTGGCAAGGATTGTTCACCCCATTCGTTGAAAAAGAGGTTAGGACGTTCGATTTCAAGTTGAGTACCAGGAGTGAGGTGATAGGCTTGACCAGCTTTAGTATTGACTATTTTCATGATGCTTGTTTTTTGGATCCAATGGAACGAGAACGATTGCGAAGTTCTGTCTTCCGCTCGATGTCGGAAAGAACAACTGAAGCCGGTACTCCATACTCATCAAGATGGATGATGGAACGAGCCAACTTCTCCATGAGTTCTGGCGGCAGTGCAGTGCCTGAGTTGCCAGCAGGTGTCGGATCCGGAGTTGAAGACGTCTTACTTATTGATCCCCCGGAAGCATAACCGGCCATGCGGGCACGGATAGCCTGGTTAAGATCGAGTGTGCGGATGTTGCCAGCTTGCTGGGATTTATCCAGGATATCCAGGATAGGTGCTACAGTGGGATTTTCGACGGCAGCATTGCTGGCTACCCATTCCTTTGATTGGCCGGCAGGCCCCTCTCCTACTATAACGGTAGGATGATCTATGAAACCACGAGCGTCCGGATCATAATCCGTATCCGGAAAGAGTTTGCCGTCCTGGGCACGACGGACATCTATTTTACCACCTTCCTGACGACCGGTGGCGACGCGGGCACCGGTGGAAGCTCCGGAAGATGTACTTCCGGAGAGAGTCATATTCTTGACCTTATCGCGTTCGGCTTTGGCACTGGCCAACTGAGCTATACCGGTGACTCCCATGAGTGCAGCTGCAATAGATCCGGCAATAGGTCCAAGATCGGCATAGGCTTTCATGATAGAGACTGCAGTATCAGCAATGATCTGGGAGGCCTTGATTGCAAAGTTGACATCGGCATACTTTTTCTGGATATCGAGTTTCTTCTGAGCCTTTTCATTCTCCAGGCGTTCGACTTCATCGGCATCGCCCTTGGCGGCTTCTATTTCGGCGTCGTACTTGGCGTCGATCTGGTCCATTTCGGCTTGTTGCAAAGACTGAATGGCTCCGGAGAAAAGGTTCGCGTAATAATCGAACTGTTTTTTATAGCTGTCTCGCTTAAGGTTCTGGACAGCCTGTTCGTACTCTTCTTCAGTGAGTAGTGCCTGATCACGCGCGATCTTCAGTTGCTCTAACTCTGCGTTATGGCGTTCTTGTTGAGTTGTGAGACCATATTGATTAAGAATAGCCAGGATACGTTGCTGATATTCGGATTCGAGTTGTTCCTTGGCACGATAGTAGGCTTTGTCAAGCTCAGTGGTATCGAGGTTGTTCTTTTCGGCCATTTCCTTCCGGGCCTGATAGGATGCCTCGAGCACCTTAAGTTGCATCGCATAATCTTCATCGACAGTAGTCAGTTTGAATTGATCCTTAAAACTTTTGATAAGTTCATTCAACTGTGTTTGCAGAGCGGCACGGGTAACATTGGCTTCTTTTTCAGCATTGATAACACGCTGATTGGATTTTCGGACGATGTCTTCTTTGGTGTTGGCATCAGTAAGGGCCATCGATTGGGCATCGGAATAGTAGGACTGCTCAATCTTGAGACGGGCGTCGGCATTCTGTTTGTTCAGCTCCAACAGCATCATTTCATACTGCTGCTTGGTGAGTTTGCCGGTGGACTGGGCCGAGTTCAGAGCGGCCAGAGAATCGTTGTACGTCTTCTGCTGATTCTGCAAGTCTTCTTCGCGGAGAGCTTCGAGGGATTTCACAGCTGCTTGCTCAGTAGATACTTTATCCCGCTGTTCTTTCTCAGCTGCAGTCCGAGCTTTATCGGCTGCTGCTTTTGCTACCTTAGCTGCTTTTTCCGCTTTCTTTTTTGCGGCTGCCGGATCTTCTTCAGGAAAACGTTTGTTGTATATTTCCTGAGCGACTTCTGCGTATTCCTTATAAGTGTCTTTATTGTTTTTTATCCAGGCTTTCAACTGTACTTCTTCCATTTTGTTGAAGTTCTGGCGTGCCTCAAGCATTTGTTTTTGAGAGTGAATGGCATCCTCGACCGTCTGGCCGTTCAATTGCTTCAGCTTTTCTTCAGCACCCTGGATCAGCTCACCATACTTCTTGATATTTACCTCAATCTGCGGCATGGTGGTGGTGTCGATATAGGAGGTACTGCCTCCAAACTGACCATTGGTCTGAGTTATAGTTGCGCCACCTTGCTCCTGTTGTGCAATAAGATTCTCGTAGGTCTTACGATACTCTTCAAGTTGTTTTGTGGTCTCTTTAATTGCATTTTGGTTTTCGAATTTAAGCAAGGCACGTTGTTTCGCTAAGAATTCTTCGATTTTTTCGCTGGAAATGGCAATGGCATTGCCGTAATTATCGAAAGCTGTAGCAGCACCGGGAACCATAGCCTGAATCTGTGAAATGACGCTGGCCAACTCTTTTTGTTCTTCGGCAGAGCGTGATGACTTGCCTGCCAGCTCTTCGTAACGAGAAACTAAACCAGGAAGAGTACCTTCGAGCTGTACCATTTTGTCGAAATGCATGTCATAGGTTTCGGTATAAGACGTCAGTAAATCACCCATAGCACTAAAAAAGTCATTGGCTTGTTTCATTGCCCACTTCCAAAAGGGCTCTAACTTTTTACCCACTTTGTTGAAAAAGGCATCCATCGTATCGCCGAGGTTGGACTGGATACCTTCAAGTTCCTGCATTTGTACAGCCATAGAACCGGCAATGCCATCAATGCGGCCAAGTGATAGCAGGTAGTCTTTAATAGCATCTTCAGAATTACGAACTTCGGTAGTAACACCACGGAAAGTGTACTTGGTGGTTTCTCCGGATTTGGAGGCCTTGATACCAAACTCTTTGAGACGCTCGTTTTCGCCAGTCATTGCATCGAGAATGGCTTCGATAAGCTGATCGACGGATTTACCCTGGGAGGAAGCCAAGTCACCCATATTGATGAGTTCCTGGCTGGTGGGCTTCAGACCTCGGTTAATGAGTTTAATATAGGCTTCCGTCCATTCTTGCATGGAAGATGGCGTGTCTGCAGCAAGTTGCTGGAGCATCTTCATTGCGTCGTTGGCTTTCTTTTGGGACTGGAAAGTATTGCGAAGAACGGCTTCGTATTTAGCAAATTCTTTGCGGGTTTCGTAAGCCTGGTCATGTGCGGATTTGAGCCAGCCAACAAGCTTTACTGCTATAAAGGCTTTGACGGCAAGTTTCAGTTTAGACATCAAGGCTACACTCTTATCAGATTCCTGATTAACTTTCTTACCGGCATTGCGTAGTTCACCCATGCGATTGCGAACATCAATGAGCCTGGAGTTCAAGCGTGCATATTCTTCTGGATTAGCTGATTCCGAAAGATCATCCAACACTGCAGTAAGTTGCTTGGCTTCCTTTTTGAGTTGGCCCATAGTCATATCATTGACGTTCATACTACGGTTAAGGGCACTGATCTGCTTATTATTCTCGGAAATGCGTTTACTGTATTCACTACACTCCTTAGAGAGGTTCTTGTACTCTTTCGAGTTCTTTTTTCCTTGAGCTTCGAGCTCTACCATAGCCTTGCGGCGTTCACCTTCCTCTTTCTTAAGGGCTTTGGTATCCTTAGTGAGGGTATGGAGCTCTTCCTGCAGTTTAGAGCTGTCACCGGATATGATGTACCTGATTTCGTCTTCAGAGAGATGTTTCTTAGCCATGTCGATTTAATTAGAGGGTTGTTCAAGAGCTTGCTCCAGCTCCTGGCGGATGGAGCTTCGGATTTCCTGAGTGTAGCCGTATTTGATCTCCGGAAAAGTTTCGTGATAGAGTACTCCCCAGACTACACGGTTGTAAAGTGCAAGATTGCTACGAATGTGACGGGAGATGCGATCGGATCCACGACGATAGTTGATATCCAGGAACCGAAGGTACGGGAAGATGCGCATGTAATAGACTTGATTATTATCGGTGCCTTGAGAGGTGAAAGGCCGACGCTGAAGGTGTGCTACCAGGTCTCCGGAACGAGTGTTCAGATAAGTACGAACCACGTTCTCTTGTGTCTCGTAAATCTTATTGATGCCCTGGGACATGACATCAGCTATAAATTTGTTGCGGATTAGTTGGTCTGTTATCATACTCGCTGCTTATTTCCAGCGAATGTAGAAAGAGGGAAAGGATAAGGAAAGGACAAAAGTAGCTCCGGGAAACCTGGTATTTTTTGTGTAACTAATACGGTGGAGGTTTCCCGGGGCCTTACTCTATTTTATTTCTTTCGCCTGGAGCATCCAGCGGAAGTCTAAGCCTGCGGATCCGGGCCGGTTCTGGTACCGGTAGCCGGCATCGTGCATGGCTTGATGAACTTGATCTTTGGTGATCTGAGCACCCGGATCAATGCGACGGATGGCGTCGAAGACTTCATCGGTGGTAAACCAATGAGTCGTATGACGGGCATCGGGTGCAGGTTTGAATGATGCAGACAAGGCTGCAACGTGAATACTAATATCTGTGATAGTTTGTTCTTTATCTTTCATCGTTATCTAATTTAAAGGTTGATAAATGGCGACTAATTTCACGGAGATTGCGAACGATATGCAGACGTTGAGTATCGGCATCTTTACCGTATGGAAATGTTTCTTCCAATATAATATCAATTACTTCATTGACATTGGATATCATAGCACAAACATAGTTCTGATCTTGCATGAACTTGATGGACTCAATGGAAGAAGAAGAGATTTGTGCTCCATCAATATTAATAGGATAGAGTTTATTGTCCTCATTGGTAGTCATTGCTTACCTCCTTTCGAATTAATGCAATGCTCAGTGGCAGGATCAACCGATATCTCCGGATCCGCGCAATGGGAACAGATGGTCTGAGACTTATCGGCCCACCAACAGGTTCCATGATCGGGATGAAAGCATGGATCATTTTCAGTGCATCCGCAGATACGGCAGACACCTGGAGTTACAAGAGTTTGAGTTTTGAGCATTCCTTCGCCAAAGCTATAATAACCACGAACGGAAGCGTAAGAGATGAAGCAAACAGACTGATTGTCATCGTTGCCTACCCTTACACTGAACTGACCATCTTGTGAATCGAAGACACCGGCACTAAAGGTAATAGCTTTTGTTTTGGGGTACTTCTGATTGAGTTCATTGACTTTTGCTTCAAAGGAACACTTCAAAGAGTCCAGAGCACATTGATCAGTGATCAACAGACGATCGAAAGCTTTTGCAAACTCACACATTTCCCGCCCCTTTTTGTTGACGTTGGAATAGGTTTGCACATGGTGGATGAAGAACATCATTTGGAACCTCCTTTCTTTGATTTTTGCGCCATAAGGTAGCAATAAACTACAACTAAGATGCAGGGTAAACAGATAAATGTAGCGCAGATGCTGGCAATGGTAGCAATGTACCAACGGTCGGAAGTGGTTTTAACTTCGCAGTCACATAGACTACGGTAATAACGCTCTTGGAGCGTGTTACAATCCTGCGTTGAGCGGAATGTAGGCACGGCTGGCGTGCCTTGACCTAATGTTTTCATATACGAATCGTTTGGTTTGGCATTAATGGCAAGTTTTCGAATACACGAACGGCTGTCATTTTCCCGTTAAAGTCGCCAAACCAAACGATTCGTGTTCCCGAAGGTCCAAGAAATGGAAAAGACAGCCGTAAGTTTCGTATATGAATTTGCATACAACATAAATTGCAGCAAATCTATGGACATAAAAAAAGCCCAATTTCGTATTGAGCGTCTACCGGACGCAACGGGATAGATTACTATCGTTTGATTTGGCACTGCAAATATGGGGATTTATTTTGGAAGTGCAAAAAGAAAGCATAAAAACTTTCGATATCACATCACAATCAGCAAAATAAAACACTATATTTTTACTGTTTATTTTAAAATATTAAATACAACTATTTGATTATCAATTATTTATAGTATATTTGCACCTGTTTTACTTTTTATTAATCCAAACATTATCTAAAATGGAAACAAAAATTTGTGTATTTGAAGAAAATCCAATCACCTTTGCATTGGAAAAAAACAATGGTATGATGATTAATGCTACTGAAATGGCAAAGCCGTTCGGAAAGAAAGTAGAAGCTTTTATGAGAAATGAAAGCACTATTGAGTTTGTTAATGAATGCCTAAAAAGCGAGAATTCTCGCTTTTTAGGCATTCAAGATGAAAGTGATTTAATCGATTCGAGACAAAGATCTGGTACTTGGATGCATCGTATTTTAGCTCTTAAATTTGCAGCTTGGCTAAACCCTACATTTGAACTTTGGGTTTATTCCACCATTGAAAACCTTCTCTTCGGAAAACACGTTCAACGTGAGCAATCATTTGAACGTACTTTGAAATTTCAGAAAGAGCTGGATGAGTTGAAAGACAAGCCCCAGAAAACAGGCGAAGATTTTGAACGATACCTGGAACTTGACAGATCATTGAAACATGAGAAAGCGGTACGCAAATCGCTGACATCAGAAGCGGTCACTGGCATGCGATCATTATTCAGTGAAGATGATTAAAATCGACAGAGACAGACATAAGAAAAGCGGAGTTTTTAGGCTCCGCTTTTTTTATTATTTATAGACATCATCCCAAGTACCTTTATTTTCTTCTTCCGCTGCTTGTTTTCGTTCCTTCTCTTCTTTCCGTTCTTGCTTGTATTCACCAAGAAGCCTTATTCCATCCATAATAGACTCACCGTTACCGATTTCCTTAAATAAGATATACCGGTAAGTTTCGGCGCCGCCCTGGCCTTTCACTGCTGCAGAGAAAGCTGTGTGAAGTTTCCAGCCTCGATCTGCCATAAAGTTTAGAGCATCAATCATTGATGAAAAAGGCATAATCTTACCATTATCATCCACCATTTGATTATCACTCGAAGCTCTATAGTAATAACCCTGGCTTCCAAAATCAAAAGAAATTTTTATGCTACTTCCAGAAAAGGCAGCTGTACCTACCATTTCACAATAAACAGTGCGTAGTTGTGCATGAGCTACCAAGGTAAAACTCATCAGCACAAAGATAAATAGTACTTTTCTCATTACATATTTATTTAGATTCAACATATTCTTTAATTAAATGATAGTCACGATCTATTTGAAAACTGAGTGCTATCTTTACTATTGATGTAGGATTTTTCTTCCCTATTTCCTTTTCATTGTGATAGTAGCACCTCCATAAGTCTAAGGCGTAAATATGCATTTTGGGATAATAAGCAGCTGTATTGAAAACTAAATACTCATTATCAGCTATGCGTTTATAATGTAGCCCTTTATATTGACTACCACTTTCCAATTTACCTTCTACGAAGTTGAATCCCCACTCTTGTATTTTACACTTAAGTTCTTCATAAATAATATCTTTTGCATGATTGGGATCAATCTGTATCAAAAGGCAACGTCTGTCATTATCGCTTAGCTCAATATTGGGGCATAACTCTTCCATTTCTTTCCAAGTTATTCGAGTAGCTGACTGCAACAGAATGCTATAATACTGCTTGTAATTGCACTCAATAGCTATAGATTTAAGTCTTCCATAAATATATTGATAAACCTCGGAATCCCAACACTTTTTATAGTGAATCCAGTGTATTTTTCCTTCGATGTACTGTATAAAATATAATTTTCCATTAATCGTAGTTTTATACGCACATAAATCACTACAGATATTACATTTATCCTCTCGAGATAAATGAAATTGCAAATTGTGCTTGCCTTTACTTTTTTCTGACTCTATGAAAGAGTTCCAAATATTATATTTCATTTATTTCAATTTTAATTTCTATTTTTGTATCAAAATCAGTTAGTTATGAAAGACGAAATGAAAATTATAAAACTTGAGAAGCAAATTTCGACCTTATACGAATACATATTTGCTCTACAAACATCTATTGATCGCTTACCAGCCATTGTCTTAGTATGTTTCTTGCTGGGGTTGATAGTAGGAGTCCTGCTATAAACGATATAATACCTATAATAATATTTAGATTCTTAAGTCGAATATTTTTTTCTTTCAAATATAGTATTTCCCTTTCTGATGTTGCCAGTTTCTTTTGTTCCTTGCAATATGCTTCATATGTTCCAAAGTATTCGATTGCTTGATATCCTTTAGGAGTGATTTTTATTAAAGATACTGGAGAGTTAGGTTCTTGTTCTTCTATTAAATCTAACATCGCAAGACGCCTTCGGATTAACATAACTTCTTTATCTGAAACATCTATTTTTAGGGGTGTGAGAATATTGTCTCGAATAGACAAATAGTCGGGAATGTGGTGTAGTGCTTGCAAGATTATATCAGCTATTTTATCATTGTTGTTCATAGTATAATATAAACTCAACTCCTCATACCGTGTGCCAACCGGAACCACCCGGAATCCGATTTTACGGATTACACGATATGAGGAGTTGATGAAGTGGTTTATTATTGGCAAAGGCAAATGTAGTGAATAGTATTTAATTAACAAAGAAAAAGGCTTCCAACTCGTGGAAGCCTTTTAATCAGAGGGAAAATAATAGTGTTCAATAAATACTCAGCGTTCTTTATACGAACTTTACCCTCAAATTTTGGTGTTTTTAAAAACGATGCTCCTTTCCAGGATGCATTGTTACAATACAGCACTCATAGCGCTTAATTTCTTTCCTATATCATTTAATGCAGCAGACAATGTACTCAATTCATTAGGAGTAAAAGTAGCTTCTTTGCCATTTACTTTGTTACCATTGAGGCGTTGATAAAACCAAGAAGAGGATTTACCAAAGTATTTACGGGCAATGTATGAGACGGATATTGCTGGCAATACTTCTTTCATTTTATCACGCAATACTTCTTGCCGAACATCCTCTAATTTATTGTGGATATTTGCAAAGTCTTGTTTGACGCCTTCCAAAAGCCTTTCATCATCTTCTGTATCCATTGATTCCAGCAATTCCGAAATTTCTTTGTCAATTTCAACACGATGGGCTTCATCACTTTTTTTCCAAAGCTCTTTCAACTCAAAAAAACGTTCAGTTTTATCCATATAACAAAGTTTTAAGTCCAACGAAAGGAATCCCGCCCTTGTGGCCAACAAGGGCGGTTTTCCTTCTGGTCAATACAGCTTACCACCCAAACTCTTGATTTCCTCTTCGAGTCGTTTGATTTCTGCTTCAACCACCGCTTTCATGTTCCTGCTTCTTGAAGACAGTTGATGATGTCTGCGGAGATAAAATTGCAGGTCTTCTTCCAGCTCTTTTATCCGAGCCTTTAGCTCTTTGTCATTACTCATTGAGATCTCTTGTCTTAATGACAATGCAAAAATAACATTTTTATTATTAGCATCCAATTAATTCAATAACAAAAATATTATTAGATTGATTATTTAACATTTACGTAACCATAAGTAGACAAATCCTCCAAAAAGTGTTCTGGGGAATCGGCTCGGATCACATGGCCGGTCTGATCGTGAAATCGGTCGGCAAAATGGTACATGTATTCCTGATCGGTACATTCACTATCGAAGCGGCTGCTTTCGCGTAACTTGGTTATAAAATCGGCGGCGCAGGTGGCGGTAATTTTACCGCCGTCCTGCAAAGTGTAGGTTGTTGTCATTATTATGCTAATTTTTTGGTTCTGAGTTTGAAAAATATTTTTTGGTCGGCGGTTAAAAAAGGAATGCTTGATAGTTGGCATCCTGCGTTAACCATGCCTTGTTGTGCAAAGGTAATCATGTTTGCGGCAAAGCGTATCCAATTCTCCATTTTTGTGAAGTTGGTTGTACCGCCATGCTGGCGAAATTCAACCGTGCGGTGGCGGGCGTAGGCTTCGAGGTTCAGCTTGTGGTAGCGGGCGTTTCCAAAGACTGAGCGTAGCTGTGTGATGTTTTGAGCTTCCCGAATGCGACTTTCAGATATACCGGAAAGAGTTTTGCAGTAGGTGTTATTACGGCGGTTGCTCGGCATAAATCCGTCGATTACCGGCTCGAGGCGGCGGTAGGTTATTGCCAAGTTGCGCCAAGTCTCGATGGTAAAGTCTGCAGCGTCCATGTGGATGTGTAGGCCGCAACTGTTATTCACTTTTACATTGCAATACTCAAGTACCCAGCAAACTTTTTGTAACTCCTGTAGTCCGGCCTCTCCTTGCAGTATCGGGCTTACCAACTCGAAAGTGTTGTTTCCGCTAAGGCTGGCGTCTGTTACAAGCTTCCAATGGTCGCGCGTGTCATGGTTGTAACCCTCAACTACTACGTTGATTCCGGCCTCGCGAAGCTCGCAGGCGAGGTGATGTTTATCGCAGTTATAGGCTTCAATCTCGATGCCGAAGCGACGGTTAAAAGTGTAGTCTATTTCAGAAAGAATTGCAGCTGCAGGTTGATGGTTAAAAGTGCCTGCCTCAAGCATTTTTTTGTAAACGTTTTGCACGAAACCGTAGTTTCCGTTGGTTACCAAGTCGGCTACCTGGCGGCGGGTTAAACCTAAAAGAAGGAGCTGTTGTATTTTCGCTGTCTTCGTTATGTTCTGATTGAGAATGTTTGTAACTTGTTCGTTCATAATGATTTACCTTTATTATTGTACAGCTAAGGTAACACTATTAACGCACACAACGTAGTAATATCTTCTTTATTATCAGCTACTTAGCTTTGTTTAGCTTGAGCTAAAAAGTGATTAGTTTTTGCGACGGAAGTAATAAATAATGGTAGCCAGGAGGATTAAAACAAGGTAGGGAATGAAGGGCTCGTACCAAGACTGGGCTTTCACTTGATAGGTCGTTTCTGCCTTTGCTATTTCATGAGATTGCTCCGAGGTGGTATCGGAACTGGCGATAAACTGCTTCTGACTGATTGTGGAATCGGACTTGCTTTTGGAAGATAGATCGATATCGGTTACAGATTTGACCGGACCATGTGAAGCAGTGTCACCAGTTTCCGGAGGGAAGTACTCCACGATCCGGACGGCGAGGTTAGATTCTTGCTCATGCAGGTAGCGGGCAAACTTTGCATTGAAGTCTATGGAATCTTTCCGGGTTTCTTTGAGGTGGGTAGTTTGGACATCGGAATGTGAGGTTCCTGATCGCGAACTTCGACAGCCCACGATCAGGAGTAAGATAAACAACACAATCAATATATTATGAACAAAATTCATGATAACACTATCTTAAAGTTTCAGAATCTGGTTTCGATTGGTAGCCCCTCGATAACTAACGTGGACCCAAGAAAAATTCTTCTCATCGATGAGTTGATCAAACGGTAATCCAAGTTCCTGAATGAGGTAGAATAAACGGCGGTTTTCGTTGGGATTGCCACCTGTGATATCTGCGGCCATTCCTTTCATGTGATCGCTGGTGGCTGAACCACCGATTTTACGATTCAATGCTTCACTACGGAAACCGCTGTTAATTGTAATTGGTTTCCCATAGGCCTCCCTTAGTGGATCCAGTACATGTTCCACCAATTGTGTGAGGTTCGCAACATGTTCTTTTTTGCATCGATTGTCAATTCCAAATCGATCTGCTGTGTTTGAGCGGCATAATTCCGCAATTGTGAAATGCTTCATATATTTTTATTTTAAAAATGTATTAATACTCCGTCCTAATTTTTTCTCCATTTCCCCACGAAGTTGCGCACGGAATATACGTAAGAAAGGCATCTTTGGGTATATGATAAGCATGGACGCACTAAAACTCCAAACTTCGCAGGCTCCGGCTACAGCCGCAGCAACAGAAGTGATGGTGATGCCTGGATGGAACATGTGTTCAATCATATAGACCGAACCTAAACAACATCCGTATATTGCAATTTTGATGCAGGTTTCACGCCCAGCTTCCGAGTAAGCAAAATCTCCCTTTTTCAGTGAAACTGCAATTCCCCAACCTAAATCTACCAAGATGAGGATAAATACTATAAGAAAAGGATAATAGGCAGGTGCAAAAAAATTGAAGATAAGAAGTAATAAGGCCACTAACCAACCGTAGAAAGTGGAAAATATATGGCACAAATGGTCTAAAATCGATCTAAGAAAAAGTTCCATAGCGTTCTTTTTATTTCAAAAGTATAGTGTTCTCAGCAACGAATAAAGGACATTTATTGTGGTATCTTCACTTCGAAAAGATCAGCTGCAGAGGAACTGAACATGAGTGTCCAGCCTATGGATTTAAACTCCGGAGAAACAAAAGGAACGATATCGTGATTATCGGATATCTTATCCAGCCAAGGGCAATTTTCCGCACGAGAGTCCAGGATGAGTTTCTTCCGGAGAGATGCAAGAAGGGATAAGGTGATATCCGAGGCAATGGCGACTTCGATCATATCGGCTGAGTCGGTGAGCTTCATGGCGATAGTAGCCGCCAGCTTCTGTTGGTCTAAAATGGAGTTTCGGGAATCCCGGGACGAGGAGAATTCTCCAAAATCAATGAAGAGATAATTACCCGTGATATCATTCACACGCCTTTTTACATCATCGTATGATTGGCCGAAAACAAGATTCTCAAGTGCTGGCATGAGCGGTGCCGGAAGTCCTTTCACGTACTCAAGCAGAACGGAGTACTGTGGGAACTGGCTTGCCCCATTGCTAAACATAGAGATCACCCCTTCTTTCTGAGGGTATTGAGCGAAGTACTTTAATAATTTCAGAATCATAGTATATCATTTATTATGTAAATGGGTAAGCCGGTTTCATTCGCAATGTCTATCTTTTCCATCTTAGCTGAGTGAAGGCTTCGGACGGTATCAATGAGTTTCTTACGAAGAATGGTCAAGTATTGGAGAATATTCATTCGCTCGACGGTATAAACGTCGCCAAGACCATCAGAACTCAAGTTATACAGAGACTCAAGAGCACCGGTAGAAATGGCAGACTCTTTGGTATTCTTAGCCTCTGTAAGTAACTTGAATTCGGTTTTGGTGAATAGATAATTAACGAATGCCTGAAAGTTAAAGGCAATAGCCGTTAACTCATCCGCCGGCAGATTTACAAACTTGTGTGCAAGGGCATGAGCTCCATCAGAAGAGTACTGCTCCGGATAGTAAAGGATAGCGGCCAGAAGTGGAAGTTGATCCAGTGATCCGCCGATTAGGGAGCGAGCCTCGATAAACTGAAGAGCTGTCAAAGAGCAAGTGAGCCGGTTGAACGAGGTATCTATATTATAGGCTGAATACAGCTCGTCGTCATCGATGCGAATTGCCGGGATCTGCTGTTTACAAAAGCATGAGTCAACAGCATAGTTATAAGGCTGCTTACTCAGATATCTGGCAATGGTGATGCCTGTTAGGCGATGTGGAGGAATGCGCTTACATAACTTTCGTGTTTCAAAATCGAGGTCCTGAAGAGCAGCATCGTTATCCGGATAGACAATTGTGAATGGAAATGTTACTTGCTCAGCCAGCCAGATTAAGTTAGCCAATCCATCAGAGTCCTTTATTTTTTTGAGTTGCCACCCCATAACACGACACACGTAGTTCACGCGGACCATAGCAATCGAGAGTTTGCCTTGGGCCATCAAGGATATATCATGGATCAGTGATCGGAAAAGATATGGAGTAAGGCTTTCCCAGGTATTAGGAATGCTATATTGAACTCCTTTCGCCATAAAGTCAATGGTAGGATTTAGCATGGCATCACTAATATTATGTCATCAGGATGGTTAAAAGAAGTGTTAGTATCAACGGATCCGGAAGAATCCGAAGTGAGTATCAGGTCGATATTGGCTAATTCTTGTTTCACTTCATCCATTAATGAGGCGGATAAAGCAAGCATGCGTTCCTGCTCATCTTTCCCGGATCGACTTGCTTTGGAATCATCGAACAGGCTCCGGATCGTAGGCGGAAACTCAATGATATCAAAACGTCGGAGTGCAATGGCAATGGTTTGTTTTGCCAGGCATCGATGAAGCATCCGCAATACATCCTCTTTACCTTCTGCTCGTTCAAAGTAGGCGGATAGGCCATCGTCCAGAGCTTCTTTCTGAATAGGTATTGTCCGGAAGAAAAAGAGATAAGAGAGGTCGATGGAGTATAGCATATCGAAATCTTCGGTACTTTGAATTCTAAGTCCATCAAGAAGTTTCTTGTAGCGGGTTTCTTTCCAGGAAGGGAATTTATCTTCAGTATCGAGCAACTGGATTACTGTATCCATCGCATTGAAGTAGTTTTCAATAAATGAGCGACGCATGGTTTCCTGCTCATGCTTGTAGATATCGACATCATTTTTACGCTTAGAAACGATATCGAATATGAGTTGCTTTGCCATTGTCAAATTGGCCATAGCCATACATAAGGCCTCCTTTAGCTCTCCATCAACCTTCACAATCTCAGAATAGACATCTTTCGTTAGTATAATAATCATCATCTTTTTGGCTGAAACTGCTGATGAGTTGAGCTGATCGAAAGTTATATTACTTTCGGCATACGGAGCGTATTTGCGAAACTCCGCGATGGTAGGAAATAGTTCTTGTAATATTGTCATGACTGTTGCTTATTAAGTCTATCTTTGGGTGATACTTCTTCTTGGCGGGCCGGAACTTCACGATAGAAGCCAAGGCGATATCCCTGACTGTATAAATCGGGAAAGTTTATCTGCAGAGCCTGGTTAAATGGTTCTGTACAAATTTCGTCTTCAGAGGTGAGCGACATAATGTAGATCAGATAGTTGTAATATGCATCAGCACCCGATTTGGAAATAACTCCATCTTTGCTGACGCTCGAAATTGAAGAATCAAGGCCCACACTGGAGAGTAAGACTTCATCGGCACGTTTATCGTAGGATATCAGGGCGTCGATATATTCTTTATATTTCAAATCGACAGTTTCTATTTTCCAACGTTCTTCCTCGCCTTGGCTGTTTTTAAAGCTGATAGTTGCATAGGCTTTTCCCTGGTTATCCGCTCCGGAAAGATAGCGGGATATTTTGCGGAGTTCCGACTGCAAATATTTGATAAGCGTTGACTCTTTGAATACTACGCCAATCTCAATACCATTGTATTCCAGAAGTTTCTCTTCTTTTTTTTTGCGTTGTTTGTTTTCTTCACAGAGCTTGGAGATTTGGTTTCGTTTAGACTCAAGCCAGGCGTTAGGAATGATAATATGAATCTTTGCAACCAGGGAATTGCGGAGGAACGAGTTTATATAGTCGGCGGTATCATTAGAACCTTTAATATACGACTTCGTTCCGGCATGTGTTTCATTCACCCCGTAGAACTCATCAACAGATTTTTCACGATGGTGTGATATCGCCGCAAACTTGTAATTACCGACCTCTGACGGATTGAATTTAGGATAGATACGGAAAGTTGAAGTTCCGTAGCCCCATCTCCCTACCGCTATATGCCGGAAATCCTTATAATAGACTACATCGGTGGCAACATCCTTCTTTGTTGTCGCCAGCCGGCAATGCTTATTTTCCATTATTTCAAGACCGGCAACAGGGAGTACTCCTCTACCCTTCCCTATTGTAAATCGCCATTTTACAAAGAAATCACGGAAATAGTAGTAGTTCTTAATGATAGATTTGGCAACCTCTTTATGATCCGATTCGAGACCACGATCCTTCCAGCTATTAAGCCAATCGGTGACAGTAGGGCAATCAACCCATTCTTTCTGCAATTTGCCATCGACAATCGTAGGCTTGTACACGCTAAGCCCATGCCCATACAACATATTAACCTGCTTGGTTATCAAGCGAGGAAGTAGTCGATTCTTCTTGATATCTGAGGCGATCTCTTCGCACTTCAGATTGTTGAAGCCACGACTGCAGACTTGAAATCCCTGGATACTCTGCCATTGTATATCCGGAAAGTTACTATCATTAAGTACCGGAAACATAGGATCAGGATCCAGCACTGACGAGAGCGGTGTATCACCGATTTGAAACGATATCACATTATCGTCGTCAAGATAGCAACCATAGTTGCCTACCATTTTAAGGTTGCTTTTATTCATAGCCAATCTATTTTATGAAGTTTGAAACCATCTTGTGGAAAGCCCATATACCGGATTAGTATGCGATAGCACATCTTTGGCTCACCATCTGCATCACTGAAGAGAAAGAAGTTATCACTATCAATGCTGAACCGTTCTTCCGGAAGTTGGGTACGCCATTTGCATCCTTCCTTAACCGTTAGATTAGGTATTGCCTCCCCTCTATGCCTTGAGCATGGGAAGAAGGCAATGGTGAAGCATCCATTAGGGAGCTTCGAGATCTCTTTAGCCCATTGCATCGCCTGAATACCTGTCATCGTCATTTCCATGCCCGAAAGTAGTGGGTTTCGGGGTGCGCCAAAAGGACGCACCCGGGGTTTGTCATATTTTCGGAATTTTCGGGAGGGGGTGAGCGGCAAAGTGAAAACTCAGCGGTGCGTGCAGGTATGCGCCTTGCAAGAAAAATACGTTTTAAGTTTTCAAAAGCAAAGGGCTATTTCCCAAAGTATTAGATATTATTCGGATGTCAAACAGTCCCATTATTATACTTTTACTGATACATTTTTAGGGTGAAAAAGAACTACTATATAGCAAAGTTATCGGGTAAATTATCCGGCATTGATGATAATTCGCTTTGCACTTTGTTTCCATAGCGGCCAAAAAGAAGGTAAATTAAGGAGCTGGAGAGCTGTGTTGTTAGTCCGGCCTGGTTCTTTAACGGTACTTTCTTTTCTGATGATTTATCAAGCTCTATGCGGCCCTCTGTTTTCTTCAGTGGTGACAGCATGATAGAGCTGCAAAGGTTTTTGCACTCGTTTTCATCTATCAAGATTTCCGGCAGGACATTACTGCGGCCACCAAAAATAAGTAGCAACAGTTTGAATTGTTGCCAATAGTAAATTGTAGACTGGCCCTCGTTCATTAGTTCAACCTCGAAGCCATAACTTTCAAGCTCACGCTTTAGTGCGCGGCTGTCAGTGGTGATTTGCTCCAGTTCTTCACGACGTTTGTTACCGGCACGGTCGGGATATAAAATAATGCGTTTGTTTATGGAGTCCGGACCAAAGAACTCATAGAACTGGCGGGCGAGTTCCGGTTGTTCATCTGGATAACAGCAATAGAACTCTTTTAGGATCCGGAGCTGGCGACCATAGTTTTTTTCCTGGGCAACAGTCAAGGAAGAAAAGTGGCCGGGATCATAGCCAACGAGAAGTTCATCGTGCTTACTGTAATACTTCAGGTAACGAGCCGTGAGGATGAAGTGTTCCCGGAGGTCAAGTTTCAGGATGGACTCGTAAATATAGCTATCGGCAAACTGGTGTTTTTCCTTGTTATAGTTAGCAAAGAACTTGTTAATTACTTCTTTGTGACGGATGGCACAAATAGAAGTAAGGAACTCATCCATATCGAGGGTTTCGAGCTGAGTTTTGAAGAATTTAGGACCCAAAATATCCTTGTTGCAGAAAGAACTGGCACGAATGTAAAGAGTTGCATTTCGACGCATGTCGGCCAGGCGTGGTTTCCAAAGTGCAATGATGCGGTCTTGCTTTATGATTTCGAGACGGATGTGCTCAAGAGTAACAGGATTGGTTGTCTCACGCTGTGAATTTATTAATCTGTATTTCTGATAGATAGCGGCATTTACATGAAGAGCAACAGTAGCTATTTCTTCAAGTAGTTTATGGTCCATGTGTTTCTCATATTCTTCAAACCAATCGTCCTCTCCCAAGTCAACGCGAGCGGTATCAGATACACCGGTGATACCTTGGTAATATGTTGAGCGGCGGATTTCAGCACTGGATCCACGAAGTGAAGGGAACAAGCGAGTTTTCAGTTTTTCACCCTTGTTGTGCTTCATTTCTTCGATGATTGCATGAACAGCCGATCGGCCTGCGACTGATTCCGGTTGATCGGAACTTACTAATTGGATGTGGTGGCCATCACGGAAAACAACGCTGTGCTTGGGGTACGATATCGGATATCGGGGACGGCGGAAGTGTGAAGGGAGTTTGGCTTCACCGACTACATAATCGATGCCGTATTCAAGCATGGGGCGTACCTTTCCGCCAACGGTAACTTCTTTGGAGAAGTATGCCTGAAGATTGGGCCAAACATTAGTCATGAGAGCGACGTAGGTCTTATGTACCAGGAAGGAAAGTTCACCGGGCATATCATTGGCCACACGAATAATGCGGGGACCGGTAATACCTTCAGTCTTGCCACCGGCGCGTGCAACTTCAGCATATAGATTATTCGGATCGATTACATTAGCCAAAATTTGCATCTGGTTCATGTAGTAGGATTCGAAGCTCGTAGTCGCATCGAAGGTTGTCTCTGGAGATGAGAGAGAGCTTGAAGATTGGCTATACAGTTCTATTCCCATATTATTCCTCATTTAGTTCTTCGTATTCTGCCTCCTGGATATCAGCATCACGAAGGAGACGTTTTTTCTCTACTTTTTCAATAGGAAGGCTGTCGATGAGATTGAGATAAAAACCTTTGTTATGCTTGGCTGCAATTTCTTTTAATGAGGCCTTACTGTATCCAAGGTCTTCAGAACTGAGTTCTGGAGAGATAAGAAAAACAATACCCAAATCACGATCAGCTTCAGCTATTTCGGAAGCACGACGACGACACTCCAGGGCGGCGGAGTAACACTTGCCCATTGTTTTATAGTCTTCAGCTGCAGCACAAAGCTTGGCTAAGTCTTCATATTTATCGGCGTAATTTGACTCCCACACTTTGATAGATACATTGTTATCAATGCTGAAGTAGTTTATTGCAGCATAGATACGGGCTTTGCAGGTGCGTTCGTCAATGTTTATCTGCTGTTGTGCATTGATACGTTGGCGTAGCTGCTTTGCTGCACGGGTTATGTTACGTTCGTACTCATAGATTTCGGCAGCCCATTGGAGCTGCTTCAAAAAGATTTGTACGTCGGGCGCAATTCCGTCACACTTTCCGGTGGTGAGGAAAGCGGATATTAGGTCCGGATGTATCTTATCAAGGGTGTCGAGTTTATTCATATTCCAAAGAGTTGATTTCTAAGGTCTTTCACGGTACGTTCCTTCTTCCTGGTTTCGAGTGTTTCAATAGCTGTCACATCTCCAGCTTCAGCTTTCTTGGCGAGCTCGGCATCTATGTTGTATTCGCCGAGAGCACATCCGTTGCGGTAGGCGTCGTTGTACACATCACCAGGAAGGGTAAGGCGGATGGTTAGAGCTATCTTCTCTTTGCCACGGAGGCCGAGAAGAGAGCAAATGCGATGGGGAGTGTATCCCAGTGCGCCGAAAGTGCGCACTTGAGATACATATTCATCGCCGATAAGGGCTACCTTATCCATGTCGGAAGTTGAAGTTAGTTCCTTTTTCATGTTTTTCTATATCATTTATGAACTTATATATCTGATATATAACTTGAGGGACCATAGCATTTCCATACGCTTTTATTGCTTCGGTTCGCCATCGATTGTAGACACTTCTTCGCTGGGTATAGCTGACTCCTTTAAAAACGGCATCAATATCCAGTAAGTCGGAAATCCCATCATTTCTTCCACAAATAGGGGGTTGAGTTGGGAAGTTTTCCCAGTACCGTAATCCGCATGTATCTCGCCACGCAGACTTGTCCTCTGAAATGAACTTAGTTTCCTGGTTGAACCTCCCTTCCAATCCGTCGCTGTAGGTGTACTCATCAAATGGAACAGTCTCGCGAGTCCGACACTCCCGTTCGATCCGTTCTGGTTCACCTTCCTTGGTGTTCCATTCTTGGTCAGGATAAAGCGATCGTTCTGTCCAATCACTGCTCCAATTGAACTGTCTACCGCTTGAGGAGTAGGAAGAAGTTCCCCATATACCAGCTGACTCAATAGGCTGTTGTATGTCGTTCCGTTTCGATACCCCTTTTTTATAGCCCTTTCCTTCATGCTCTCCGGAGACTCGCAACGTTGAATTGTTGTTGGAGTCTGCAACAAATTCATACGGATATACTCCCCTATTCCCTGTTGTCTGCTGTTCGGACCTCTCAACCTGTAGTCGGAAGCTGTTATTGTTGGCAATAAACCAGACTCTTTCTCTCCTATGGGGAGCACCGACGGCACAAGCCGGAATAACCATCGGTTGGACAGTATATCCTTCTGTTTCGAGGTCTTTACAGATGGTTTCAACGACAAACTCTCGCTCTTGATCTCCCTTTTTTCCCGAAGAAGACTCGCCTTCCAGGTCAGCCTCCTTGCCGGGTTGTACCATTGAGAGGATTCCAGCAACATTCTCACCAATAATCCAAGGCGGTCGGATTTCTCGTATGGCACGTTTAAACTCTGGCCAGAGATAACGGTTATCTTCCGCTCCTTTTCTTCGTCCGGCCACACTGAATGGTTGACAGGGGAATCCACCTGTGAGGACATCAATTTTTCCTTGCCATTCTCTAAAATCTGTTTTTGTGATATCATCATAACTTTTTGAATTACAGAACCAATAATTAAGTACTTGTTTACAAAATGGGTTGATTTCACAATGAAATGCATTTTCCCAACCCAACCAATGAGCAGCCAGTTCCGGCGCACCTATTCCACTAAAAAGTGATGCATGTCTCATTGTAATGCCTTGTATTTAGCTGCCAGAACAGCTGCTGTTTCTTCGACACTCAATTGCCTTCCTTCTCTAACCAAACATATTGGCTGAGTCGGAAACATTGTCTTATATCGCAAAATTGTAGCTGTGACATAACGCGGATCTATATCCATCGCATGGCAGATACGGTCGATCTGTTGACAGGCCATGAGGGTTGATCCGGATCCGGAGAAGAGATCAACTACTATCTGGCCGGGAGTGCTTGAATTGGATATCGGATATGCCATGAGGGCAATAGGCTTCATGGTGGGATGAAGGCTTGAGCGCTGTGGTTTGTCGAAGTTCCAGACAGTGGTCTGCTTACGATCGGAGTTCCATTGATGGCCGGCGCCAGGTTTCCAGCCATAAAGGCAAGGTTCGTGCTGCCATTGGTAGTCTTGGCGTCCCATGACCATCGTATTCTTTACCCAGATGCAGCATTGGGCTATTTTGAGACCTGCTTTCCGGAGAGAGGCACGAAAGTTCTCCCCTTCACTGTCGGCATGGAAAATATAATAAGAGCCGCCAGGCTTGAGAATGGTAAACATGATGGAGAACACTTGCTTGAGGAAGGTGGCAAACAAATCATTTTCCATCGAGTCGTTTTGGATCGTAAGTTCATCTTCAGTACCGCCTTCGTAGTTGACATTATAAGGCGGATCCGTAACACATAAGTCAGCATGCTGGCCGTTCATCAGCGCAGAGACATCTGATTTGGATCGACAATCGCCACACATCAGGCGATGGTTGCCAAGTAACCAGATATCACCTGGTTGAGCTACAATTGCGGTGGTATCTTCAGCTGCAGGAATGTCGAAATCGACTTCATCTTCATTTACTGCATCGGATTCATGCTCTTGGGGAAACAATGGGGAGAGCTGGCCAAAATCGGTGGCTTTGACTTCGTATCCGAGGTTGAAGCGTTGGAGGGTATCGGAGTCGATATTGTACTTTTTGAATAAGAGGGTGTCCGGGTTCTTAGTGGCGAATTCGGAGTTGTAGGCGGCAATCTCTTCGACAGCTTCTTTTTTGTCTGCGGCAAATATGGGTTCGTAAGGAATATCGGGGATGGTGAAACCAGCCTTCCGAAGTGCGATCAGTGCTTTGCGGCGTTGATGGGCATCGATGATCCAGAGTTTTCCGTCAGGATCCTTCCAGGCTTTGAATGCGTACTTGAAACCACGAGTGATAATGAGCATCTGTAATTTCGACAACTTATCAGGATCCGACTTCTTAAAGTCTTCCTGAAGCTCCAAGAATGAATCCAGCGGGGCGGTCGGTAAACCACCCAAATTAAATACTTCTATTAGCTTTTCCATTTTAGTCTTTTGAATTAAAATCTTGCAATATTGCTTTGAATAGGGCCTCACGTTCACGATGGCGGCGGAGGTTCTCTTTGTCCTGAGAGCGCCGAGTCTGCCGATCGGCTCGCTTCAGGTAAGATTCGTATCTGCGGATGTTATCCGCTACATTCTTGTGCAGGCGTAGGAACTCATGCGGATCCGTCTTCAGTAACTTCGTCAGTTGCGCTCTCTCCGACTGATGAGTTATGAGCGGATGAATGTAGAGGAACTTCCCAGTATCGTTGAACGATTGCAGCTCATCGAAAGCCTGCAAGTTTCGGATCCGGAGTTCCACCATGTCCATGATGTCACGTTTGACCGGTTTCTTATCCAGGCTTTCGTCGAGCTGCTTCATTTGTTTCCAAGTGACCACACGATCGTTGTAGATGAGTGTGGCTATTTGGACTTGCGGATCGAAGAGGTTGTCCCAGTCGATTTGCGGGTACTCCTCGTGCTTTTGGACTTTGCTGGAGTTGCTTTGGGCTGCTCTTTTTTTTTCTCGGCATCCAGGGCTTGTTCGGCTTCTTCAGCGCGAGTTTCAGCTTCTTCCTGAGCCTCTTCCGCTTCTTCGGCACGTTGCTCGGCCTCTTCTGCTCTTTCTTCGGCTTCCTCAAGGGATTGTTCCAAGGCTTCTATTTTCGCCAATTCTGGAGTGTTTTCGTCAGTGGTACCGATAGTCTCGTCAGAGGCTGAAGTATCACTATCTGTAGTGGTGGTTTCATCTGAAGGAGTATTCCCGGCATCGATACCGGCAGTCTCATCAGAAGTTGAAGTATCACCATCTGTAGCGGTGATTTCGTCTGAAGGTGTATTCCCAGTAGCGGTACCAGGAACTTCAGTAGCAGCTTTCAGCTCATCTAACTTTTTACGACGAAAGGCACGAATACTTTCTCGAGTCGTCAGATCCAGGAGAGAATAGAGGATTTCACTCGCATATCTTTTCGGATCGCGAGTATAAGTTCTCAGTTGAGGAAGCCAGGGACGAACTTGTCGCAACAGTTCAAGGTCATATACTGCAGCATCCGGATTGCGGAGGGCATTAAAATGAAGTTTCTTTTCTTTGAAATTATACATAGCTTGTTGGATTTGAAACAAGCTAACTCAACTGAATTTTATCAGTCGGTTAGCCTGTTAATGATGATTAAGCTGTCTGAACACGCGTTCCTTGGACTTCTACGAGTGTAGCCGGGTCCATAACTCGGAATATGATGGAGGAACCGGCCTTGGCCGTCCAGGTGGCACCATCTTCGAGAGTGAAGGCTGTACCATCGGCAATAGTGGCAGCTTTGTCAGTACCGGTACCTTCAAGAGTTATGTAGCGACCTTTATCATTGGCTGTGAGGCCTGATATCGCATTGATGGCATAAGTCGCTGCGGATCCGTTCGGGATTTCGTACCGGTTGTTCTGAGGGGATATCGCCAAGGTTGCTGAGTCAGCCGCATGCTTGGCTGCAGGAACACGGATAATATCGCCAGCGTACTTGTAATATTGATCTATGCTGGTACGTTTGAATGTGAAAGTTACATAGCGGCCATCTTTATCATTTTTGGACTCATAAGAAGAAAGCACCATTGGTCGATCATAATTGCCGAGAATATACCATTGCTCCTCTCCTACTTCTTTGAATATGACAATGAATTTGCCACCGGCATGTTCTTCAATAAAAGTGAGAAGTTGGTCGCGCATACCTCCCATAATCATTACGAAATTATTCTCTCCACTGGTGGTGATATCACCTTTTTCACCCGTTGATGTATATGTAGGTATATCATGGGCCTCAAAATACTTCATATATTGTCCGGTCTTCATAGGTAAAGTACCTATTTCCCTATTTACATTAGGCTTCGGAAAAGTTACATCTGGGTTGATTTGGGAGATTTCAATCAAATAGACCTTATATGCTATATTCGAGCCATGAGTTTGTCGGTCGGAGACATCTCCAACGTCACCGATGGCCATCATGGCGGCGAATGAAGTGCCGGCGAAACCTGAGAGACAGAAGGGAGAAGATGATGGATCCAGAAACATTCCGATAACGAAGGCGAATGCGATCAATGTCATCAGTGAGAGAAAGAAGCGGAGCTGCATTTTGCGAGCCGCTTGGTTTCCTTTGCGAAAAGGATTTGAAATTTTCTTTGCTTTCATATTAAATAAAATGATGGGTTAAAAAGAAAAGGGCGGGCCAATAACCCGCCCCTGTCACCTAAAACAATTAATTACCAGATTAACAAAGGTTATCTTACACTTGGAATGTTAGGCTGCAGTGCGGCGTTGACCTTGCGGATACCGGCTACCTGGCGTTCGAGTTCCAGGAAGTTTCCTTTGCTGTTCAAGATTAACATAATGTAGTCACCGACCTTAGTAGGTGTATATGCTTCTGTGATATCGGCAAACTTACCGGCTTTAGCAATGGTGGTTGCATTTTCGGTTGATCCACACTCGATGATATAAGCGACACCGGCTTTGGCATTAGTGATATCGGTAATGGCTTTGGCTGCAGTATTGGCTACAGTGATTTGCCAGAAACCTTTGGAAGCATCTACGGTGGTGGCATCGGCTTCCATGTCAACAGCAGGTTTATTCATGAAGATTTGCTGCCATTCGTAGTTGTTTGCCTTAAGTTTATCCAGGCTGTCGAAACGACGGCCGGTAAATGAAGCTGAACAACCTTCTTTCCAGGTAGACCAAGCTTTTACAAGTTCCATGTCTTCTTTAACCTTGATAGACAGCATTTCACCCGGTACGTATTCCAGGAACTGAATGTTTCCGGGCACATCCATAAACATGAGAGGAAGCTGGCCAAGATATGGAAGCCAAATGATGTGTACGTTCGTATCAGGAACAACATACTTATAACTGTCCGGTCCGGTGAAGTCGATATCCTTACCATATTTGGCACGAACGTTCTTGATCCACCAAGGCTGATGGGTTTTGTTTAGGTACAGAACATGGTTGTCAATGTCCATATCTTCCGTGCAGGAAGTAATGATGTCGGCAACAAAATCCTGAACGGCATCCAACATATCGGCATCGGTATATCCACGATAAGCTTCATCATCATGAGGAAGAATCTTAAACTCATGAATGTAGCGGAGTAATGTGTAGATAACACCTGTAGAAGCATTCAGATAGCTACCTGCAACGCCTGTCTCCGGTTTTACATAGATACCACGCATACGGCGTTTGTTTTGCTCAACTTGGGCGGTTTCCAATGAGTTCAGAATACAGAACTCGATCATGTTCCACTTGATCGGATCAGAACCCTCTTTGTTTAAGTAGCCGATGTACATGCGCTCCAGTTCCTTCATTGGACCGAACTTGAGTTTGATCATAGCATCATCAACATGTCCCATCTCGTTTTCGAGCTTCATGTCACCCTTCCATATTTCACCTTGCTGGTAGGCCTGGGAAACTTCAGAGAAGAAAGCGTTGAATACGAGGTCATGATCCTGAATGCCGTAGCGTACCGGGAAGTACTGAGTGAGATCACGTTTCGTGAGAACACGAGCAATCAAGGCATCTTGACGGAGAACTACAAATTGGTTACCGACTCCGGCAGTATTAACGCCTTCGTAATTAGTTCCAAATTCACCGGCAGCCAATTTCTTGGCATCGAGCATGCCATTGGCGTGCAAATAGGCATAGCGTTTTTGCAACGAGCGAGAGAAAGCGACAGCCTGTTTACGGAAAGAAGCGCCTTCTGTATCTTCATCCCAAGCTCCAAAAGAAGCTGCAGCTGCCGGATTAGCAGCAATACGGTTCCAACGATCGGTCATGGAAAACATAGAATTTTCGATACCAAACAAGAACTTCGTGCGATCTGCAGGACCTGTGAAACTGGCAGTAGTAGCGGTTACCGTCTGAATGGGACGATCTTCAGTGGCACTATTTTGCATCGTGTTGACCAAGCCTTGTACGGCTTGAGCAAGTTGTACAATGTCGGTACCGGTTGCCGGAGTTTGAGTAGTCTGCACTACCGGCTTTTCTTCTCCATCTTGAGTTGCATTCTGGCTTGGATTAACAATACTATCCAAAATGCCTTGTACCTGATCCATTTGCTCTTGAGTGATAGGAGTATTTGTAGCAGCATGAGCTGCCATGTCGGCGGCTAAGTCATCCTGAAGAGTTGATTGATACTCTTTCTGATAAGAGTCAACAATCTGTTTCCATTCTTCGTCAGTCAGCTGATTGGCTTTTGCTTTGTCCAGCAGCTTCAATTTCTGCAGGACGGTCTGAATTCTTTCTTTAATATTCATGTGAATGAAAAAATTAAGTTATAAATAGTTGAGAGCGTTCTTTTTGATTGTTTCCAAGTTGGTGTAGTTCCGGCCAAGGTCTACAGCGCTGGCAACGGCTTCGAAGAAGGTCATGGACCCATCGATGAGTTTCTTTTCGATGGCATGAGCTGTATCGAAGGTCTCGCCCCGGA